ACCAGAGGCATGTCATTTCCCCTTTTTCGCCGTCTTGGCCGACTCTTTGAACGCCTTGGCCGTCGGCGCACCGGCCGAGCCCGGTTTGCGCATCTTTTCGCCGCTGCCGGCAGCGATGCGCTCGCGCTTAGCGTGGATGTTGGCGTAAAGGCCGGGTTTCGAAGCGGATTTCTGCGGCATGATCAGCACTTCCAGCGTTTCAGAGCGGCCTTGGCCCGCTCGCCGTCCTTGGCCTTCGCAGCTACGCCAGACATTCTTGAGCAGAACGACTTTTTACGCGCGGCGTCCGCCTCAGTCTTCGGATTCGGTGCCGGCGCCTTCAGATTCGACCCCGTTTCGCGGTTATAGCGCTCGCGCCCCTTGGCCGTCAGGCCCGCGCCGCGCTCGGTGGGCAGTTTTTCGCCCCGGCCGACGCTCAGAGACACGGATTTCTTCGCCATTACCGCTCCCGGAGGCCCTCAGTGAGCCATCCAACCCGCCGAAACCACGCCGCGATCACTGATTGAGCGGCGCTGCTCCTTGGCATTGTACTCCCGATGCGCCAGCGGGAACGCAAACGTGCATGCCAGCGCGTCGGCAGCGTCCGGCGACGCCAAGCCACGCGATTTCATGTCCTTCTTCGACTCCAGGTACACCGTTCCGCTGCTGTCGGGCTTCGTCTTCGGCCCTGTCAGATCGGCTTTCAGCTGCCGGTCAGCCGGTACGTGCGCCGATTTCAGCCAGTCGCGCATCGCGCCCCACAATTCGGCGCGCTTATTGCCCCACATCACGCTAGACTTGGCCTTCCAGCCGAAATTCACGCCCCTGACCTTGAACCGCTGCTCCGTCAGGCGGTCCAGAATCCCGTATCCCAGCCCGCCCTCGTCAATCACCGTCAGCGCGGGCCGAAATTCCTCGATGGCGTCGATCACGTGTCCCACCACGGTCATCGTGTCATCGCCCCGATACCGCCGAATCGCCACCAGATCACGCCCCTGACGGGCCACGATCACGGTCGCGTCAGCGCCACTGCGCGCGGGGTCCACGCCCAGCACGATCGGTGCGGTGGGGTCTTTGTACGCCGGCCGCTTTACGGCATCGTCTACCAGGCGCGGCGCGATGAACTGGTCTTCGCCGGCAGCGGGGAACTCCCCGTACACCTCGACGCGGGCCTCGCGGGAGTCCTCGCCGTACTCATCGATGATCTGCTGGTACACCCGCTGGTCGGTGCCTTCAACGCTGCGGGCGTCAATCTGGATGTTCTTCCAAAAATCCCGCTTGGCGTGGAAACACTCGAAAAAATACCCTTCGTTGCGACGCGGGTTCGAAAACGCCAGCCAGTACCTGTCGAGGATGTTTTCCGTAAAAAACCCCGCGCCCACCGCCCAAATCGGGTCCGGAATGCCCGACGCCTCGTCGAACACCAACATCATCCCGTCCATGTTGTGCGTGCCCGCGTAGGCGTCCGGGTTTTCCTCGCTCCACAGTCGGCCCTCGGCCGCCCAGTACCGGGTGCCTTTCTTCAGGTCCCGCTCAACGATCTGCGTCAGCCACTGCGCCGGCATGAGCTTCGTCGCGCTGATTTCCCACCAGTGACTGTTAATCAGCATCGCTGACCACTTCGTCAACTCGCCCCAGGTCACGCCCCGCAGCTGCGCCTCGCTGTTTGCGCTGACCATCACCGTGCTGCCGATCCGCGTCGAGAGCATCCACAGAATCAGCCAGCTCACCAGCGCCGATTTCCCGATCCCGCGCCCGCTCGACACCGCCGCCCGCAGGGTGTCCATCTCCACCTGCCCACGGTTCGCCCCGATGTGATCCCGGATCATCCGCAGCACGCGCCGCTGCCACTTCCGGGGCCCGTCGAACGCCGCCAGCGGCGTGTTCGGCTGCCCCCACGGAAACGCCAGCAACACGAACGCTTCGGGGTCGTCTCGAATACGCGGCTCCCACAGGCGCGTCATCAGCGCCTGCTCCTCGGTCGCGGTGTATATTGGTTTCTGCATTTATATCGAATTTACTGCGGTTTATCGGCGGGCACTAATACGCCTGCCGTTAGTCGCGGCTCAAGATTTTAACGTTTTGTTCTTCCCCAGGGAAGACAACGATGTTGCGAGTGCCCTCGCCGCCTGCTCTGGAGCTTTGGTCTAGGTAGCGAATGCCAGGAATGCCCGCTTGGCGTAATATTTCGCTTCCGCCCGCTGGATTTCGGCCCAACACCTCTGTAGCAGCAAAGGCATTTGCAGCATCAAGAATGTCCCTTCCAGTCATTGGAACGGCTTGAGTTTCAAACGGCAGTTTTGCAACGGCATCTTGTACTGCTTTTGGTTGCTTGCTAAGAGGCTTATCCCAATCCAGCATCTTGTCAACCATCGCATCTGGAATGTCTACGGTGTAAAGCCTTTTGTACTTGTTAAAGGAAATTATGGCGGCTTCAGGGTGTCGTTCTGTTACTTTACGAAGCGCAATTTCTCTGCCTTTATCAGAATCTTGTTGAAAAGCTCTTAACACTTCAATTTGAACATTTTTCGAAAGTTGAGAAAATTCTTTTGACTTTTCTAGTCCTTTTATTGGACTTGCTTCTGAATATGTTCCGGCAACTTTTGGGTTTTCCGAAAAGTACAGGCCGTGCCCATACATTTGCGCGCCTTCGCCGGTGCCAATTTTTTCGGCGCGAAAACGCCCCAGCGGCAATTCCGGCTCAGCAGGAAACGTATGCGGCGTGCCGTGGTACGCCGTCAGAGGGCTGACGTCACTTGGCGGAATCGACCGCTGATACGCGGCAAAATCCTCAAACTGTCGCGCGGCTGCCTTGCTTGGCAACCCGCCAATCACGCGTCCAATATCCCCAGCGATTGACGGCAACGCCTGCACGCCCTCAGCGGCCACGCGCACAGCGCCAGCGGGCACGCCGACACCTGGCGCAAATCCCAGCGCCTCGCCTTGGCGGTACGCCTCTCGGCCAACAGACGACGCATCGGACATCAGCGGCAAACCAAAATATCCTCGCACGCCGCCGCGCACGGCCTGCTGGAACGGTTGCCCCACATACTGCTGGTACGCCCCGTACGCGCGCTGCAACGGATCAAGCGCCGCCCTAGCCAGTGCGTTTACCGACGGCGGCGCCAAAAAATTCTTACCGTCAGCCATATCGTCAGTCCCGCACCAACGCACGCGGCGCCTGCCGCAGCAACACCGGGGCGGCGTCGGGCATATACGGGTCAATCCTCGGCATCGGCTGCCGGCCCCGCATCGCCATCGCGGCACGCCCAGCCAGCGGCAGCCCGCCCATCATCGGTCCCAGCGCCATCAGCGAATTCATCACATTCCGCTCGACCTCACCCGGAATCCGCCCCTGCGCCATCGGCCCCGCGCCACCACCGGGGATCATCCCGGGCATTCCCGGCGCCACGTTCGCCCCCTGCATCCCACGCGCCCGGGGGTCCATCGCCGACGGCACCGACGGCACACCCATCCGATCCGCGTTCAGCAAATCCCGCAGGGTCTTATCCGCCCCAAACAGCCGCTGAAAATCCGCCAGTTCTTCCCGGCTCACCATCGCTTTGCCGTTCACCACCGGCCTGTTCGGCCTCGGCCCCGTGTACCGCGTGGCGTACATCGCGCCAGCATCCGTCTGCGGCTCCGCGTACCGCTGCAAAATCCGGTACCGCTCACGCTGCACTTCAATCGGCGTCGCGCCAGCACGCTCAGCCTCGGCTCGCCGCAGTGCGTTCATCGCGGCAGCGGCAGCAGCCGCGTCATCGTCAATCAGGGCGTTCGGCATACACGGGCTCCTTGGCCGGCAGCGCCGCAGGCGACGGCGGCGCGGCTATCTTACCAGCGCGGCCGCTTCCCGTCACCTCCACCGCATCCTCTACCTCCACCGCCAGCCCACGCTGCAACCGCCCGTTCGCAGCCTCCAGCGCGGCCACCACGCTGATCTGAGTATTCACGTCAACCTGCACATTCGTCTTCGCCACCCACTCGTGTCTGTGACGGAGAAACTCCAGCGCCGCCTTACTATCCCCAGCCTGCGCGGCATCAAATACCACGCGGGACATTTCCATCTCGCTGTCGGCGCGGCCTTTCATTTCCGCTACCTCGGCTATCGGGTCCATTATCTTCAGTCGCGCCAACTCAACCGGCAACATACCCGCCGCCAGTGCAAGAGATTCTCCGCGCAAACCCAGCCTGGCGGCATCGTATATGCGCTCCAGCATCTCGGGCGTGGCCTTTAGCTTGCGGGCGCGAATGGGTAGGTCGCGGAACATATCAATGGCCGCTGACGCGGTTTCGGCAGTGAATGCGCGGAGCGCACATGGGGCGGAACATTTGGCAATGGTACCAAAAAAAGAAAAATTTGTGCGGGTCCTCCACACACTTTCACACCTTGCGCGGGCCCTGGCCGGGGGGTCTGCC